AATAACTAGGGTCAGTAAATTGTAATGCAGGAGCTGTACCTGTCATTGCTCCAACTATTCTTGATGCAGGTAATTCACCTTGTGCATACTGAGGATTTAGATTTTGTAGTTTACCTGTTGAAAATTCAACCTTTTCTGCGTCTTTAACTTCTTCAGGAATATTAGCTGTTTGTAATTCTTGTTGTTGTTTAGCAGCATCTAGTCCCATTTGAGCTACACCTGAACCTAATGCTTGACCAATACCTTCAGGAGTTTTTGCATAATCAAATGCCCTACTTGCCATTGTTTTAAATCCTTCAGTTAAACCTTTTGTTCCATATGTTGAAGCTAATTCTCCTAATGTTGCAGGACCTGCTGCTGCTATTCCTCCTTGAATACCTGCTTGTCTAGCTGCATCAAAACCAGCTTCCATAAAAGGTGCTGCCTTACCAGTTAAATCAGCAGCAGATTGAATTGTACCTTTAACTCCTTCTTTAACTCCTTCACTTGCACCACTACCTAAACCTCCAACTAAATCTCCAAGACCTGCTCCTAGTTTTGCACCACCATAACTAAATAAAGCATCTTGAACACCTACTATAGGATTGCCTGATTCTATTGTTCCTTTTAAACCTGAGTAAGCTGCAGCAGGACCAGGATTACCACCTGAAGCAATTGTTAAAGCTGCAGGTATTATATAATTTGTAAATGCTCTACCAAAACTACCAAGAAATGCTTCAGGTAATCCAGTATTAGGATTGGTAGTTAATATACCTAATGATGCTAAACCTTTTACTTCAGGCTTAGTCATGTGAACTAACTCAGTGTCACCCATTCTACCTTGCATTTTCATCAAGTTAGATATTCCTTGTAATGGTGGAGCTGTCATTTTATTTTGCATCATTATCCTATATACCTTTTCATAATTTCGTTGATATTATTATAACCTGTTTGTGGCTGATTTACAATAGGTTCAGCAATTAAACCCTGTATTCCTGATGCACTTGGTGAAGTATATTTACTTCTTATATTGTACTGTCCTTGTAAAGCATCTATTAATTTTTGTTGTTTATCAAATACTGAGTCACCAGCTATTGCAGGTCTTACATTTGTGTCTGTAACTTTTTTACTACCTACTTGTCTATATTTAGGTCCTGTGGTTGGTCTTAAAAAAGGGTCAGATGAAGGAACTTGATAAAAGCTTGGTCCAAAACCACCACTAGTTTTTACAGCTCCTTTAGGTAAACTTGATACAATTTTACTTGGTTTTGCAGAACCATACATAGGTTGATTATAACTCATTTCATATTGTGGAACCATTCTAGTAGAAGTTTCAGTTACAGTTAAATCTTTTAATGCTTCTTTCTCTGCAGCTATCTTATCTAATATACCTTGTAGTCCTCTTGATTGTGAAGTAGGTACTGCTCCTGTTCCTTCAGTATATCTTTTTAAAACATCTTGAACTGTATCACCAACAGATGTTGATTGAGGAGTATATTGCTCAACTAATTCTTGATTAACTTCTGCAGGTTGAGCAGCTTGATTACTCATCTGTTTGAGTTTCTCACCTGCTAAAGTTTGAAATGCTGCTTGTGCGTAGTTTCCACCTGCTCCCATAATTACTCCTAATGAAAATCAACCCAAGCACTTCCAGTATATCCCTGGAACTTTGAAGTTGAAATGTTAAATCTTATATCACCTGCTTGAGGATTAGGTACATTTGCTGTATCGTCCACTCTTGCAACTCGTATTGATTCTCTAGCTTGTTCCTGAATAATCTGTGACGTTAATTCAGTTGTTAAAGAATCTGCCCATTGTTTTACAATGTCAAATATAATCTTTTGTTCTCTTGTTGTTAATACCCCAAACGTATCTCTTAGTTCAGGAAAAACTGTAGCTTTATTTGTTGCCATTATCTCATCCCATCTGAGCCTATGTCAAGTCTTACAGTACCATATCTCCAACTTGTACCTGTTGTTGAAGTTGCCACTCTTATCTTTGCTTGTCTTCCTCTGGCTCTCATTGAAACCTTTTCAGTATTTGGTTGTATAATAAAAGGTCCCTTTGTTGTTGACTCATTTGCATCTGGATATCTCTTTGTAGTAAATTGTACATTAAGTTGTCCAGTTGTTCCTGATACTTCATTACCTATCGTAAAGTCAGGAACCATTCTATCTATAAACATTATCTCATTACCTTGAGACATATCAAAATCTGCTGACTCTACAAAAGACTCAATACCATTTCCATTTGCAGTATAAATTCCTTCAGGCTCATTGTCATATAAATATGAATCACCATCATCTTCACGACCAGTTGTTATGGTATTTGCAAATACACCTTTATCTGCAAAGGTTGTAAAGTGTGTAGAACCATATACCCAATAGTTTTCATTTGGATTAAATGTTACATATCTATCACATTCAGTTGCATTCTTAGAACAGTACAACCATGTTATCTCTTTAAACTGTGAATTAACACCTGCAAATATTTTATCTGACTGGTCTAAATTAATATCGTCAAAAACAAATCGTCTTACTGTACATGGTAAATTTTTAACTGTACCATCAAACACATAAAAGTTTGCAGTACCCATCCAATAAACTCTACCATCAAAATCTTTAGCTGCATGTAAACCTACTGCACCACAGTTTGTACCTATCTCATTAAAACCAAAAGTAAAGGGTGGTCCTATAAACTGCATTGTGTGTGCAGACTTATCAGTTAAAATAATTATATTATTTCTACTACGAGCTGCTGCTACAATTCTATTACCTGAACCTAATATAGCTTCACCTGAAGTTGAACTTACTGAAGGTGTCCAGTTATTAAAATCATTTTGATTTGACCATCTAACTAATAAAGGATTAAATGCACCACCTGTAAATTCATTTGTTCCCATACAAATTAAATGTCTATCTTCTTGAGAAACAATTAATGTATTACTTACACTTGGTGCTGCACTTACTTCAATTGCTCTAGCATCAATACCTGCAGAAGTTTCCCAATAATAAACACGTCCACTTCTTAATCCTGCTACTAAGTCTTCACCCCATGTGTCTAATGTCCACTGTCTTGGTAGTATAGTTATATCTGATTGAGTCTTTGGCTCTCCATAACCACCTTGACCATAGTAACCTGCATTCCAACCTAAACCTGCTACTGCTGTTGAAGTACCTACTGGTAATAAAAAGTTTATAGTTACGTCACCAGTTGCTGCTGATGTAGCTGCTGCAGTTGTTGACGATAATACTTCAAATGAATTACTATCAATAACACTAACTTTAAAATCACTACCACTTGTAAAAAATATATTACCACCAATAGTTGCTGCCATTGATGTAAATTCTACAAAGTCTCCAGTGGTTAAAGTATTAGCTGTACTTACTAAAACTTTTGTACTACCTGCTGCAGTTGTTAATTTATTTGTTACAGTAACTGTTGAGGTAATAGGAGTAATGTCATAATTAACACCACCAAAATAAGTATAAAGTTTTGATTCAGTTCCAAAAGCTGCCCTCTTTAATGTATCATTATCAGTCCAACTAATTAAATCTCTACCAGTTCCTTCAAAAGAAGTATTAACTTTAAAGTTCCAACCACCTATATTTTCAGGTTTACCTGCTCTAAATCTAACTCTATTACCATCATACCATTTACCTTGCTCTGCATACTGAGTTGACTCTCTGTGAAAGCCTGGAGCAAAGTCAAGTTTAAGTAGCTGAAGCTGTGTTTCTGTTGACATTTAAACTCCTACGATAAATTAAGTATTGATGCTACATCTACTGATGATACTTCCCTTACTTTGTAAATTAATAAATCTACTGCACTTGCATTTGTTGTAAGTGTAGGTGCAGTTCCTCCTGCAAAATTATAAGCATCTCCATATGACATTGTACGACTACCAGTGCCATCTTGAATAACTCTGATTGTACCACATTGTCCAATCTTTGCATTACTTGGATTTAATAATGTTGTAGCTCCAGTTAATGTAACTGCAAAATCATTACCAGTTGATAAGTCTAAAGCTAATGATGTAGCTGCAGATAGTGAAACAATAGGTGTTCCTACTGCTCCTGCAAAAGTTACAGATGATGAAGCAGATACAGCAGCACTAAAAGTTGCTACTGAAGTAAATGTTGCAGTGCCTGAAGTAATTACGTCACCAGTAAAAGTTGTTGCACTTGTAAATGTTTTAGCACCAGTGATTGATGAATCTGTTGAAGTTTGTACATAACGAACATCTGCACTTGATACTGGAATTAAATTAGCATCACCAGTACCAAAGTCTAACGTAGCTGCTGTACCCAAACCTAAACCTGTAGTGTCAGCTCCAGTAAATACATTTGTACCATCACAAATAAATGGACCAGTACCACCTTGAGTTACTGTTGTTTTTGCAGTTGTTGCTGCAGTTTTTAAAGTTATGGGATATGAACCTGAAGTATTATTTTTTACAAAATAAATTTTAGATACTGAGGGAATTGTAATGTCAACACTAGATGTTAATGTTCCTTGAAGTTCAAGAATTGCACTACGAGCTTGGTCAGCAGAACCATTATTAGATGATAATGTTATTGCTGAACTACATGAAACAATTGTATAACCTGCGACTGCATCATCAACCAAATCAATTACGTTTTGATTAAGTACAGTACCCCATGTTCCTGAGTTTGCTCCATTATCTTGCTTCTCAAGTCTAATTCTTGATGTAAATGTTGCCATTTAATTTTCCCCTATTCTGTTGGTGGTTCACCAAAATTATATAATATTCCACTTGCTATTGTTGTTGAAACAGTATTGTCCTCTGCAGTTACTTGTGTATAAACTACATGTAAATCTTTTAATTCACCTACTGAAGTTACAGCAGACACTGCAGTTTTCATTTCTGCAGCTTTAGTTCGTACACCTGTTCTATACGTTGACCATGCATCTGGAACTGATACACCAGATTCCATTTCTCTTACCACCATCCAGTCTGATGGTTGTAATAAATCATAAGCACGTTTATCAATATCCATTTTATATTGAGATATTAAACCAGTTTGTATTGTTGGATTACCTTCATTATCATTAACTACGTTACCATCTTCATCTGTAACTGTAACGTCAGCTATTTCATGTGCAGTTGAACTTATAGTTTCAGTAACGACTCCATTACTAAAACTATAACTTGCAGCTCCATTTCTATAAAATCTATTATCAACAGGTGTTGCCTGAGTTACTGGATAAAAACCAATATTAGCTAACTCTGCTTTTGACCAATTACTAAATATACTTGCAGGATGCTGAATACCATTATTATCAGTTATAGCTTTAGCACCACTGAAGATTTCAATAACTTGGTCAGCTTTTACTTTTGCCCACATTATATTTCTCCTTATGTTATTGTGTTAATTAATATTATAAACTATTGTTACTTTAAATACAACCCTACCTCGCAGTAACAGGGCTAGTTCCGTCCCCAACGAATGGATGTTCAGCAAATGCCATGTAAATATTTGCTTCAGCACTTCTGTTTGTACCAGCATTTGCACTTCTTAATTTGAAACCATTAGATAATATATCTATAGCTTCTGCTCCAGTTACTTCAGCAGCTGATGTTATATATAAATGTTTATCAGTGGGATTAAATGTTCCTCTTTGAGTATCATATATATGCCAGTTTGTTGCCCTTTGAATGTTTTTAATTAATAGGAATGCTGGTTTAAATCCTGTGTACACAAACGGACCATCTGCATTTCCGTTTCCAGTGTATTTTCCAAATTTACTAAAGCCATCAACGCCATGCCAACAATAATACACTTGTTCACCATAAGATGACGCAGACGTTAAACCTGTGCCAGGGTCAACAACTGTTGCTGTTGGTGCTGTGGAATAAACAGTGCTATTTGTTACTGGGGCAGCAGTTGAATTTAAATAAAATAATTTACCAGTACCTACATCTTTGTGATATACAAACCAACCTGTTGTTCTTCCTAAATCTTTACCAACAATCCATTCTGGAGCTTGACTTAATCCATGTCCAAATTTTCCAGCAGAAGAAGGTGCAGTCCATCTACATATACTAAATCCAGCTGTCGTATTAGCCTGAACAGTTGAGGTAATTGAACCATCAGTATTTGAACTAGTAGTTCCTGAATTTGCTACCCAAGTCCAGTTAACAAATGAATTATCTGATTTATTTACATTATCTCTATCTTCAACAGAAATACCACCTTTTAAAAATTTTTGAACTCCATTCTGATGTGTTTCTTCTGCTGCTGTATCATTAGGATTTATAACTTTTGTATTACCTCTACTGGAGTCAACAAGATAGTGCCAATCTGTTCCATCTCTATTTTTAGTCCAAGTTAATCCACTTATGCCTTTAGCTGTCTCTGCCATGTTATCTTGTTTAAGCATTTTAAATCCAGTTGGAACTGTGTGATAAAAGTTACCTTCTCCATTAGCATCTGTATTTCCACCTGCTGTAACTGTACCATTAAATGTTGGGTTATCACCAAAGTTCCAATTATATGCTTTGCCAGTACGATTAGACATAGCAGTAAAACAAATACTTTTATTTTTTAAACCTATTGGTCCTCCTATAACATTTCCATCATCATTATAAAAGGTTAGTGTACCATTATCTAAATCAGCAGCCATACCTATAACATCATTAGCAGCAAAAGAACTAGCACTTTCACTAAATTGTTGTATAGCATCAGTATATCCAACATAATTTGATGCTATCCATAAACCAACTCCAGGAGCAGTTGAACCACCAGGGTACCAGTTGCTACCACCTGAAGCATCTGCTAAATCTTCTTGATAGTAAACACCCATAGCCAAAGTATAACCACCAGGTGTTGCTATTGGACTTACTTCGCAATAAAACTTTCCAGACCCTTTAGGTCTTAAAGTTGAAACGATTGGGTAACCTGTGTTTGAGCCTGGTACAACAGTTCGTAACCCACCTTCAGTTATTGTTTGTGGAATAGAAGTGTCATAATTTCTAAGTATAGCTATATTATTTGAAGGTGAATCAGTTCGTTGGTCTGAAGCAGTTAAACCATTAACTGAAAAATCATTGGTATTTCCACTGGTGTCATCTCCAAGTGCTGAACTATCTTGAAACTTTAATCTAAAACCATTAGTGCCATAAGTAATACCACTTAATGTTTTAGGTATCCATCTGCCAGTTGAGGTATCAGTAACACCAAAAGTTGATACATCCATAGCTGTGCCATCAACCATATTTACTTCTGCAAGATAACCAGCCCCATCTACAAAACTTCCATTTCCACTATTTCCTACCACATTTGCATAAGTTGTTTGATTCCAAAATCCAGTAGCACCTGAAGATGGGTCAGAAGATGAATTAAAACTTGTTATTCTATCTCCATCAACATAAATTTTTACTCTATCACTTGCTGTGGAATCATTTGTATTTCTAACTATAACTATATTGTACCATTTTGAAGTATCTTCAAATGTTCTATTTGATACATAAGACCATCCACTTGTAACTTTGTAATAATATAATCTGTTAGAGGAATCAAATTGCAAAACTTCACCATTAGCAGAAAAATCATTAGTAAACATAATATAAGTTGCTGAACCTAAAGATGCTGGTTCTCTTTTTATCCAACAAGAGAATGTTAATGTTGTTCCACTACCATTTGAACTAGGAGTTCTTGAAACATAAGCATTTGTCACGTGGTCAAATAAACAACTATTATCTATCGTGCCATTATCTGTAAAAGGTACGAACTTACCTACTCGTTGACCCTGTCCATTACCAGAATAAATTACTGGAAAGAAATATTCTTCGCCATTTGGTATTGTTGGTGTTGCCATATTAACTCCCTAAATTCTTTGTGCAAATTGCTAAAAAACCAGTTGGTGGTGCATAGTAGAAGTTGCCCACTCCATTACCATCTGCATTACCTTGTGCTGTTTCTGTTCCACCAAAAGTTCCATCTTGTCCAAAGTTAAAAGTTACTGAGGAACTACTATAATGACCAACTCCTACAACTACATCACTAGCAAAGGCTTTTGTATTAGCTTCATTACTTCCTGCTGCTGGGTCACCACTAGCTTGCCATACAAAAGAACCACTATTATTATGTCCAAACCAAATCTTTTTATTATCCATATCAATAGCTAAAGCAGCAATATTACCATTAGCATAAGCATTACCCCAAGAACTTGTTGTAGTGTTATCTTCAAATCTATTTCCATCATTAGCACCAAAACCTATATCAGCAAAAGTACCTAATAATCCTGGAAAACTAGATGCTGTTGACAAAGAACTTCTTCCTTCATTTGTAGAATATAAACCTACAACTGGATATTCATTTGAAACTAAAGTATTTAATCTCCACTCAACATACCATTTACCAGATGTTAATAAAATAGTGCTAGAAGAACCATAAGCTATAGATGTTCCAGAATTTACTTGTTTTAAATTACCTTCACTTAAAGCTACATTAGGGTGTGAATTAACGGCATTTGTAACTGCAAAATTATTCGTAGGTGAGTCAGCCACTTGGTCATGTGAGGCAAGTCCACTTGTCGTAAAATCATTACCATTACCCGATTCATCATCTCCTAAATCTGAGGAATCTCTACCATCAATATACCAACCTTTAGTGCCAAATGATAGACCACTAACATCTTTTGGGACCCAGATTCCATTACTATTAAATTCACCGAAACTATTACAATCTGTTGCAGTACCATCAAGATTTACTAATTCTGCCATGTAACCATCATAGTTATATGTTCCAGAACCTGAACCACTATAATATTTACCTAAATACCAAGTTGAACCATCTTTATTCCAAGCTAAATCTGCATTTAAACTAGGATAATTAATAGTGGAAAAAGAAGTTTCTCTTATACCATTTATATATAATCTAATTCTTTCAGAAGAAACTGCATTAGATGTGTCTGATACCACTACAATGTGGTACCATGCAGAAGGGTCACGAAAAACCCTTGTTGTTTGAAATATACTTCCTGATGTTGAAGAATATAAACACAAAAAATCTCCTGCTGCACCAGTTCCAACAGCATTATCAAGCATTAATTGTAACCTATTACTATCATCTTGATAACCTGACCAAAGAAAAGGTGATGCACCTCTTTGCGAACCTAATAAACCTAATTTAAACCAACCACTAAATGTCCACGTCTTTGTATTACCCCCTGACCCGACAACTCTATACATATTTCCATCATCTGCAGAATTAAACCTAATTGATTGGTCTATTGTGTGTACAGGAGTAGTTGTAGATTGAGATGCTGCTCCTGCTAATATGTTATTATTAAATATACTCATTAAGCTGTACTCACATTCAATGTGGCTACTGCATGTACGTTGCTTGACGTAAATGTAATATAGTCAATTCTATCACATGCACTTGCACCTGTTGATAATGTTGGAGCAGTTCCACCAGGGAATTTATAGTTAGCTCCAAATGATAAAGTTCTACTACCAGTTCCATCTTGTATTACAAATATACTTCCTGTCTGACCTGGAACACAGTTTGTAGGATTTTCTAAAGTTCTGTTATCTGTTAATTGTACTGCAAAGTTTTGTCCATCATTAAAGTTAATCGCAATACTTGCACCATCTGTTAAACTTACAATGTCAGCTACTGCAGCTCCATCCATTCTAATTCGTTTACCTAAAGTTGCTGTAGTATTTGCACCTAATGCACTTACATAAACTGATTGAGCAGATACTGTACCTGTTATTGTACCACCTGCTAGTGGTAAATGATTGGCAATACTTGTAGCTAATGCTGAAGAAACTGTAGCTAGTTCTGCACTTGTTGCAAAGTCTAGTCCATCAACAACTGTATTAATACTTGTAATGGCTGCTACATTGGTAGCTATATCAGCTTTGTTTACAGATGTTAATACTGAAACTGCAGCTATATTAGTATTACTATTACCAATACTTGTTGCTAATGCTGACGATACAGTTGCTAACTCAGCACTTGTAGCAAAATCTAAATTATCAACTACAGTATTAATACTTGTAATCGCTGCTACATTTGTTGCAATGTCAGCTTTATTAACTGAAGTTAAAACTGATACTGCAGCTATGTTTGTATTTGAATTACCTATTGAAGTTGCAAGGGCTGCAGATACTGTAGCAAGTTCAGCAGAAGTTGCATAGTTACCACCATCACCTATGATTGCATTAATTGAAGCAATAGCTGAAACATTTACTATTATATCAGCTTTATTAACTGATGTCAAGGCTGAAACATTTGCAACAACTGTATTAATTGAAGTTATAGAATCTAAATTAGTTTTAGTTAATGCAGATACTGCTGCAACATCTGATGCAGTTGGAACTGCTGTACCACCTACATAAACATTTGTTCCTGCAAAAACATTAGCTGCTGATACATCACCTGTAAAGACTGCTGAAGTACCACTAATAGGAACTGAAAAAGTTGCTGCTCCTTGTGGAACAACTAAACCTGTTGAAACTGAAACTGTACCAAATGATTGGTCAGCATCTAAATTTAATGTACCACTTACAGGAATTGTAGCAGTTGTTCCTGCATTTACAGTTGCATTCATACCTGTACCTGCAGTAATAAATTTCATAGTTCCACCTTCAGCAGAAGGAACATTTGTTAAACCTGAACCATCACCTACAAAAAATGCTGCTGATACTGTACTTACAATTGTTGCATTATTACCTTTTAATAAAGTAGCACTTACAGTAGCTGCATTAAAATCAGTAACACTCATTGAGGAAACTGTCATAGTTCCTGTAACATTTAATGTATTAGCTGAAACTGCTGAAGCACCAAAATCTTGAATGTTACTTATTGTACTTGTTAAGGCAATACCTGTGTTACCCTCAGTACCATCATTGTTAGTAATGTTAATACCATTACCTGCAGAAAAACTTCTTTTATAAACATCAGTACCTGAAACAACTACATAACCTGCACCACCTGTAATGTCTACAATTGCATTTAAAGACGATACAGTTGCAGTTAGATTTACACCACCTATTGCAAAAGTACCATTAACATTTAATGTAGAGTTGTTGAGTTGTAAAGGTGAGTCTGCATTGTCACCTGACTGAATAGTCCTTAGAGTTGTAGTAATTCCTTCATTAGCTGAAGTCTTTACTTGCATTAATCGCTTATATGAATTTGATATTTCTTGTCCAGTTAAATCAGGCATTTGTATTACTCACTAAGTTCCAAAATTGGGACGTTGCTTCCCAGTTAGTATTCTGATTTGCCCAAGTAGTCAAAGCTTCATTTTGAGTAGGTCTTGGGTTTCTAATCGTTTCGTCATCTTTTACATTAGGTGCTTTATTTTGTGGATGATTATTTTCATCATATGCACCATCAAAATCAGTAGGGCAAACTAATAAGCCATAAGAATTTAACTTCATAACATTATGAGGATAAACAAATCCACATATGTCACATACTGCTTTTGCTCTTTTACCTACTGCCATTATATTACACCCATCTTAGGTGTAATGTAAAGTGATGCACGTTCTTTATCTTCAGTCATTGCAAAACCAAGTCTTTCTTCGTACTCAGCTTTTAAAAACTTTGCTCTTGCTTCAGTTATTCCTGGTCTTTTTAATGACATATAATATGCTAGACCAGTTGTTAATGCAGGTAAAAATCTTCTAGGCATATCTGCATTTTGTATTGCAGATTTATTTACGTCTTGCATATAATCAATCTTTTCAATTTTTAGTTTATCAGTATTAACATCTGATAATGACCATAGATATAATTGTACATTATCACCAAATCTTTTAACTGCATATTGTGAAGGTCTACCTGTTTGTCCTTTATTAGGAACTTTTAAATATTCTTCATACGATATACGAGTCATTTCTAAATCTGTATTATCTCTATTGACAACAACTTGCATTATGTCACTTACATGACTACCTAAACTTACTTGAGATGTACTTGCAGCAATACTCACAATAGTTGTATTTGTTGTCCATAAACAAACACCTCTATTTTGCCAGTCATTTAATATAAGATTAATTGAACGTCTAGCACTTCTTGGTTCTTCACCAAGAGTTACTTCACCACCAATCATCTCAGTAGCTTCCTGTATAACGTCACCTATTTCTAAATTAAAGTCATAAGTGCCTGACGTATTATTAGTTGCCATTTATTTAACCTCTCATTACTTTACCACCACCACGTAGTGCTTTACCCATACCTCTTAGTTTACCACCTTTTTTTCTAGATAATGCTTGTCCCATTTTTTTAGCTTCACCTTTTGTAATAATACCTTCTTTAAGATATTGTTTTATCTTATTATTTTCTTTATTCATCTCATCCATTTGTGCTTTTAATCTTGGATTATTTTTAGTAGTCTGAAGATTTTGTTGTGTAGCTTTTATTTCGTACTGTTTTTTATCTCCTATTTTAAGACCTTGAATTTTATTTTTTAAAGTTTTAATAAGATTTTTTTTACTAATAGGAAGAGATTTACCTACAGCTTTATACGTATCTACTATAGTATCAATTTTATTTTGTAGTGTGTCAATTTTTTTAGCAATCTTAGTAGGAAAATCACTAAATTTACCAGATGTTGCTCTTTTATCTGCAGCTTGACCATAGCCTGATTGTTTTTTATCTGATTTAAAAAATCTACCCATTATTTATATCCTTTCCCAAATCCTCGTAAAGCAGCTCCAGTACCTCTAGGTGCACCAACTCTACCACCAGATTGTAATTTTTTAACTTTACCACCAGATTTTCTTGATGTTAATGGTTTCATATAAGGTTCTTGAAATGCTTCAGCTCCACCAGTTGTACTTTTTTGAAATCTTTCTGCATCTTCAAGTTGTACATTTTTCATTCTAATATTTTTAGCATTAGCAGCTTTTCTTTTTACTACATCTGCTTTATAACCAGGTACATCTTCTATTTTATCTTTATGTTTAGATATACCTTTTAATATTTTTGTTAGTGTATCTCCTGTATATTTTTCTGCTAATTTTTTAGCTGGTTCAACCATAGCTTCAGCAACTAATTTAGGTATACCTTTTCTAACTTTAATTATCTTATTTAATTTATTTATAAGAGATTTTTCTTCTGAAGAAAATCTTACTTTTTTTTTATTTTGTTCTGCCATCTGTTTCTCCTTTCAATGTTTATTAACCACGTCTGGCTTTTCCATAACCACGATAGCTACGAACTCTTCCACCTTTATTCATTTGAGGTAGACCTTTACCTACATCAAATACAGGTGTATCACTAGAAGGTTTATCCATACGACCTGTTTTTAGTGATTCTTCTAATTTACCTGTTTTCTTATTTTCTTTTACAGATTTAGGTCCAACTAATTTAAAACCACCAAGTCCTTTTATTTCTTCAATATCAGCTTTAAGTTTTGAAGGTCTATTTACCATAGTAACGTCACCATCTTTAGCTAAGATTCTATCTGAAGGGTCAAAGAGTGGTTCTCTTTCATTTTTCTTAGGTCTTCTTGTAGGTAGTTTTGTATATACTTTTTTAGCTATTCTTTTTAATTCTGTTACAGTTTTATTTGCATATTCAGGAATTGTTTTCATAAACTTAACAACTTCTTTTTGTTTACTTGCAGGTAACTTATCAAATGTTTTACCTACAATTCCTGGAAATTTTGTTTTTATTTTCTTTTCAGACATTACTTTCTCCTTGTATTTAATGAACCACCCATGTATTTATTTACAACTTCTTCAAGTTCTTTTTGTTTTCTATCTAGTTCTCTTTCTTCAGCAGCAGTAAGAACTCCTGAACCATGTCTTGCTCTTTGTCTATCAGTTCCAGTTCTTCTTTTTTTTAAAACTTTTTTTTGTCTTTTTAATCTTTTTAATTTATTTTCAGGTTTATTATATTCCTCAAGTGCATCTAACCCAGAATATATACCAAAGCCTAATGGATTACTTCCTGTTGCAGTTCTTAAACCAAATCTTGCAGCTTTACTTAAAGCTTTACGAATAGGATTTTTTTTTAAACTGTCAGGCATTTTTTTAGTTATATCCAATTTTTTTATTTGGTCTTTAGCTTTACTATATAAACTTTTTTTCTTTTTCTTTACACCAGGTTTACTTATCTGTTGTGGTATTGAACTTCTACTAATAACCATTATAATTTATCCTTATATAAACTTTTAATAAATGCAGTACCATCATTTAATCTACCACCAGATTTCTTTTTAGTAGGAGGTTTAGGTTTGGTGTTTTTATTTTTAGTTAATAAAGACTTTAATATTTTAAGTCTTTTTGGCATTACTTTTGAACCAATTTTTTTTGCTTTCTCTAATTCTTTAGCTATTTTTTGTTGTAATTTAGTATTAGTTCTTATACCTCTACTCTCCTTATGTTTTTGTATTATCTTTTTTCTCTCCTCTATTCTTTTTCTCTCTCTTTCTTTTTCTTTAATTATTTCTTTTTCTCTTATAGCTTTTATTTGTTTATTACTTTTAAAATTTTTATCTTTTTCTGATAATTCAAGTCCTAAAAGTTTTTTTGCTTTAATTCCTTTAGCTAAATTATCACGATTTTTATATTCAACATCATCATGGTTATAGGAAAGATATTTATCTTTGTAATAACCTTTTAAATCTTCAGGTTTTACTTTATCACCATCAATATTATATACACCTTCTTTTTTTAAAAATAAATCTAATTGTCCTGGTTTTGTTATTTTTTCTCTAGCCATTAGTTACTCCCATCTACGACTGTGTTATCTGCTCCTGCAGGACTTGCAGGTCTTGTCATATCGTCACGTCTAAATCTTCTGGCTCTATTTCTTACAGTCTGTATTGAAGTTTGATATCGTTGTTCAAATAAAGGAACAATCTGAAAGTTCTTCATAAAGATGTAAGACTCTACCATACAGGCATTAAACAATGCGTCATAACAAAACTGTGTAAAATAATTATCAGGTGAAGCTGATGTTAATGTTGTTGGTCTAGTTACATGTACTACTTCACCATTACTTGTTGATGAAGGTGTAGGTGCAATCATTATTGTTGTATTATCTTTATGTGCATAATACTTTGGCTCACCTGTTGAAGCTGACACATTCCAGTAATCTCTTAAATATTCATCAGTCTTTAAAAGTATACTTGTCTTTGCTCCATTAATATCTACATTAAAATTTTTTACTATTCTTGTACCAGTTGGTAAGGTAACAATATTATTACCTTGTGATACTGCTACTGATGTATAAGTTACTAAACCATAATCATCTAATTCATCTGTTAATCTTTCTTCTGCCCTATTAACAATGTTAGGTATTTGGTCTAAGAACTCTTGAGCATTATTCTCAGTTGTATTTACTATCTCTGTTGTTAAAGTTGTAAAATCTGCCATCTAACATTTCCATCTTCTACGAGCTGCACAAATTCTTTTCTTTGGAGTTTTCTTACAGCTTATGTTATGCATCTTAGCTTGTCCTGCTGAACGAGCACAAAATGATTTTCTTCTCTTTGCTCTTTTTCCTGTAGGTTTTGATTCAGTTACTGCAGTCTTTAATTTAGAACCTGGGTTTGCTTTACGATAAGCAGCAACACCCTTCTTTGTCATACCTGCACCTTTGCTAGTGGGTAAAAAATTACCTGACTTTACACTAGTCTTAATTCCCATGCCTTTTGATTTTTTCTTTTTAGTTTTTGTAGGCATTGTTATTATCCAAAATAAATTGTAGAAAATACACTTGCAGTTGTACTTACTACTACACCACTTTCAAATCTTACACCTTCATCTGCTAAGTAAGTATCTAAAGAACCATCTGCATTTATATTTATTTTAATTTTTGATTCACCTGTACTTGTAGCTGTACCATCTCTTAATTCAAATACACCTAATGCATTTTTTGCATTAGCTACATTAAAACCTCTAATACGAGTAGGGTGGTCTACTGCCACACTCGCTACTGTTGTTATATATCTTGATGTTAAATTTGTCATTTATAATTCCTTCTATAATAATATAAAGGGTCTCCTAAGAGACCCCTTATATGTTTAGATTCTAGCTGCCACCTGCAGAACCAAAGAATCCTCTCCAATCAGAAACACCAAAAGAGTATCTCTCTCTTGCTTTAAATCTGACGTTACCAGTATCAAAATCTGGTTCCATTTTAGTTTGTAGAGGAACTCTTACAAACATTTTAGTACCATTAGGTACGTCAGTTTTAATGAAGTAAGCATTGGTGTCTGTAAACCTTCTGTTTACCATATAACCACCAGGTATTACTCCCATGTTTCTAATTGCGTTAATGTCGTTGTTTGCAGACCCAACTTTACCTGGAGAAGCTAGAAGCCTATCAGCAGTAAATTTAAGGTCAGACGGAATGTGTAAAGATTGAGCTTGTGCACCAATTAAGATACCTCTGTCATCTTTAGTTCCATCAATTGAAATTAACGCAGTTTCCAAAGCTGCTTCAGCTAAATCTGCTGCAGCTAATAGGTTACTTTGGTTGCCACCACCAACAACTGGGTGAGATGCAGAGAAGAATGCTTGACCATCTCCAATTGCAGAATCACCAGCAGTGAAGCCATTATTAAAAATAGCTGCTGCTTTTACTTGTTTAGTGTTAGCCATTGCTCTTGCTAGTGCACGAGAACGAACTTTAGCGAAAGTATCATATAGATTATCTTCCATTGCTTCTTCAGTGATTGAAAAAGCTAAAGCCACTGTTTCGTGGTTATATCTAGCTGTGAACGATTCTTGTGCATCATCAAAAGAAACAGCAGCACCTTCAGATTTTACTGGAGCTGTGCCAAATCCTGTGAATAGCACTTCTTCTTCAAAAGACCTATCTGAATTTTCAGTTTCAAATAGGGGTGTATGTTCGTCATTAACATCACCATACTCAACACCAAATACAGCATTAAGTCCTGGAAGAAGTTGTTTTGCAATACTTGCTCTATTTATAGCCATATTATATCTCCTTCTCTATGCTGTTGCTTGACGTTTCATCCAGTGTTGGACGATTTTCACTTCAAGTTTAGGGAACGCACCATCAGTACCTGATAAAGCATTTCCTGGTTCATCAATTAATGCTATAGGTCTTACAGCCTTAGTAGCAGTTGCTCTACTTGAAGCTTTAATACCAAAGCCTGAGTTACCAGTTACAGTTGAACCTGAACCTAAAGTTACCTCAAAGTTTTGAGAGTTAATATCACCTGCAGTAACAGCTCCATCTGCTTGTATCATAAACGAAGCATATGGGTCGTCAACAACAAATCCTACTGGATTACCAATAGCACTTGAAGTATTTGCAGGAAAGTAATGACTAAATGTAGGTTGTTTAGAAACAGGGTCAGTATATTCACAACCCACAAACACACCTACAGCATAATCAGTTGTCGTTGCAATTGGAGTAATAAATCCATCTGCAATTGTAACTAAGTCTCCATGAAAAATGTTAGAAGCTGTTGCATTAGCAATATCGTACTGCGATTGAGCAGTAGAATTGTAATTAGAACCAACTTTTCTCAAAGGGACCATTCCAAATAATGCTTTACTTGCACTCATTTGTTATCTCCTTCAATTAAGAATAATTAATATTTGTTACAAACTATCTTTGAAAACGAGGTTCACGACCTTTTGTAACAGTTGATTTACTTGAGTTAGTTATTGGCATACGAGAATCAGATTGAGCACGTAAGTTTGCATCAAGAGAATCTTCTTGTTGCTTGTGCTTATTATGATAATACTCTTGCCTAGCTATCATCTTATCTGTTGGTATCTTTGCTAAAGCAACATCACCACTGGAAACGACTCCACTATATCTACCACCTTCTTTGACAATAGATGTTGAAGCTAACTCTGGAACTTCTTCAGGGGAAACAAATGTCCAACCTTCACGTTGTCTTTTACCTACGTTCTTGTAGTCATCTTCTCCATTTAATGTAATCCTAATCCATCTTAAAGACATACCTTGAGAATCAAATCTGTTTTTAACTCCTTCAGGTATATGTAAAAAATTAGTTTCTTCAAATGAAGTTGTTTCTTGTTTTGAAGTAGCTTCTCTAGTTTCTTCACTACGTTTTATTTTATTAATAGCCATTTTTAACTCCTACGCATTTGTGTTGTTATTGTAGTATACTCTTCTCCAGTCTCTACTTTAGACTTTTCTTTTGCATACCTATCTAGTGGTATATTCCATTTATTAGCCAACCTAACGTCTTCTTGACTTAGCTTGATTTTTTTGGAGGCAGGAGTGCGAGATGTTCCTGCTACCACTTGGGAAGGACTTGACGTAGCCTTCTGACGAACTTGTTGAGTTTCCTGTTCAGATGTTTTAAATTTATTTGGAAATGCATCCTTTAATCTAACATCAACTTCTTTATAGAAATCATCATCTGCAGGATTAAAACCTTCTTCTTTTAACTGAGCATCTAAAGCTAAAGCTGCTGCAGTCATTATTTTATCCTGACCAAACCACTCATTATTTTCTGCCCATGCGACTGCTTTAGGGTCGTATTGGGGTTGTTGAGGTTGAGATTGTTGAACAGGCTGTTGTTTAATACTGTTCTGGTAATTCTCGTAATCTTTATCAAAATTTACCTTATTTGTTTTTACACTATTTAAATTAATCTGTGCTTCATTTAAAGCTTCTTGTGCTTTTAATAATTGACTCTTATCATCTTTTTCAAAAGCATCTAAGTAGTTTTGTTTAGCAAGATTAAGTTGATTCTCTAAACTTTTTTCTTGAGACTCAAGACTTGTTTTAGTTAAATCAAATTGATTACTTTGGTTTGTAGTAAGTCTTTTTTCAAGTTCTTGTTTATCAGCTAAAAGTCTGGCAACTTCTTCTTCCTTTTCTTTTCTTTGACGAACTAACTGACGTATTCTTTTTTGTGCTCTTTCAGACTCAATGTCTTTAGCTTCATCAGGTTGTTCCTCTGGTTGAGTATCTTCCTTCTTCGTTTCAGTTTTAGTTTCAGCTACAGGTTGTTCTTCAACTACAGCTTCAACCTTTTCTTCTTTATCTTCAGAAGTTTTTTCAACCTCAAAGTCTACTTTGTCTTCTTCTTTAGATTCAGGTTTTGAAGTGTCAATGTCACTCCATTCTTCTTTATTTTCTACTTCCATTTTTTCTCCGTTGATGCGAACCAAACGATTACGCAATGTTTAATGTTACTATAATACTATAATTTAGTGTAGCATACAAGACACTAAATTATTTATTATTATATAGATTATCAAATGTTTTATTTACATCCATATAGTCATCATGTGCTTCAGCAGTATGTTTATACTGAGAAGGTACAAAGTCTGGAGCACCTTCACCTGATGACCACATTGCAGGACTTGTAACTCTAACTCTATTATTAGGTAAAGCTACCATTGCACCTTTATATGGACCAGATGTTAAATGTAAAACATGTGATTGTTTATGTTGTGCAGGGTCATCTGCTACTGCACTATCAGTGAAGTCAACTGTAAAATAATATTTACCAGTATAAAATTCACCATTTACTTTACACATCCAAGGACTTGAACTAACTCTATCCATAACTATAATACTATGATTATGACTAGGACAATCCCAAGGTTGAGCAAAATGTGTTTCAATAGGTGGAGTCCATTCATCTAATGGTATATCACCTATTAAACCTGTTATTGGCATACGTGCCCACATAGCACCACCATGTAAATTTTGTTCTTCAGCTTCACAACCTGTAAAGACAACTTGGAAACTTAAACATCTATCAGGCATACAATTAACTGCAATAGCTAAGGCATGTAAATATTCCCCATGATAAGCCTGATGATTATGAGTAAACTCCTTCCTTACCCAACACCTAAAAAAAGGTATATTGGATATAAGATGAGACATATTTATTTTGGTCCATATATAAGTGGAACTTTACCACCAGCTTTCATCATTTTAACTTTTTTACCACCAGCATAACCCATCTTAACTTTTTTGCCACCAGCATAACCCATTTTAGATTTTTTCATTATTGCTCCTTTATAGATTGGTTAATATATAAAATTCAATTGCCAGAAAACCCAATCCTAATATTCCACCAATTGTCCACAAAATAATATTTTTCTTACGTCTTGCTGCAGCTATTTTTTGTTTTAATAAAGTAGTTTGACGTTTACGTTCAGTTGCAATTTCTTTTTGTAATCTTTCCCATTGACCAGGTGCACCATATAGTAAAAACATTTCTCTCATTTCGTCTCTAATTCTTTTAGCTTCCTCTTTTCTAAAATGAGCATCAATAGCATTTTGTTCAGCACCTGTAAGTTTACCAAACAATTTACCTAACCCTTTAGGTTTTTCACTTGACACAACTTGAAGACTTGCCTCTGCCTTCGCCCATCTTGATACTGAACTTGACATATTAATTAAGTCTTTACCTGTTTTAATACCCTGTGATATAGCTTCTGTAGCTCCCTTCAAAGCTGCAAAAGCTGTAAATGGGTCAATCATAATTTATCCCCTTTTCTTTTTTACTTTTTGTTTTCGTCCACTTGCACTAATAGGATATCTAATAGAAGTTGGTTTAGGTCCTACATTAGTCTTTGCCCTTTTTCTTTTTACTGCTGCAGCCTTTTGTCCTGCAGTCATTCTACTTGCAACTGCCTTTGGTCTACATACAGGATACTTTCTTTTTGATTTACTAGCTGATTTTCTTCCACATGGTTTACCTGTAGATATATCTACCCAGTCTTCTTTAAACCATTTTTTAAGTCCACCACCTTTTTTCTTTTTCATCTATATCTCTTCAGGTCTTTTGCCTTTTTGTTTTTTATATTTATCACTAAGTATATTTAGTTCGCTTTC